CTTTCCAGAGCCATCGCCCGGGCGCGTGAAATCGGTTACGACGCCTTGGCTGAGCAATGTCTCGAGATTGCTGACACCCTGCACATGGGAACAAAGAAGGTCTACAGCTCTGGCGCTGAGGACGACGAGGACAGCATGACCGTGACTGAAGAGGACATGCTTGGTCACCGTAAGCTACGCATCGAGACTCGCCTCAAGCTACTAGCCAAGTTCAACCCCAAGAAGTACGGCGAGTACCGTGAACCTGAGAAGGCTGTGGATCCTATGATCATTGACACTGAGGTTAAGAACGTCATGGACGTGGCTATCAAGCGCCTCGAGCTCATTCGGATCGCTCAATGAGTGAGGTTGTCGACAAAGACGTGTTGGACATCCTTGCTGATCCGAACATCAGGAAGAGTCTGGGCCCCTACCACTCGATGGCATACGCCAGACGGGCTAAATGGCTCTCAGGGGCGTTCAATCACCAGAAGCTACCCCAAGGTACTTGGTGGAGTATCTGGCTCATGCTGGCGGGTCGTGGGGCAGGGAAAACCCGTACAGCGGCAGAACAGCTCTGGTGGTGGGCGTGGGAGAATCCCGGCACCCGTTGGCTCGTGTCCGCCCCCACATCGATGGACGTCAGGGGTACGTGCTTTGAGGGTGAGTCAGGGTTGATCGCCGTGATCCCTGAGATCCTGATCAAAGACTACAACAAAGCCCTGCACGAGATCGTCCTGATCAACGGGAGCCTGATCAAAGGTATCAGCGCTAGCGAACCTGACCGCTTCCGTGGTGGTCAGTACCATGGCGCATGGCTAGACGAGCTTGCCGCTTGGGACTACCTCGACGAAGCTTGGTATAACATTCAGTTTGCCGTACGCTTGAAGAAGGACGACGGTCGCACCCAGATCATCGCCACGACTACCCCACGACCCAAAGACCTCATTGTAGAGCTCGTAGGGCGTGAAGGAGAGGACGTAGCCATGACGACGGCATCTACCTACGTCAACCTAGCTAACCTCGCTCCAAGCTTCCAAAAGCAGATCCTTAGCTATGAAAATACCCGCATAGGGAGGCAGGAAATCCATGCGGAGCTCATAGATGCCGAGGAATCAGGGATCGTCAAGCGTGAGATGTTCAAGCTGTGGGCGCCAAACAAAGAGTTCCCCAAGTTCGAGTACATCATCCAGTCCTACGACTGCGCCAGCTCAGAGAAGACTGTCAACGATCCGACAGCGGCCATCACGTTTGGTGTGTTCAAACCGTTGGATGGCCCCATGTCCGCCATGGTGATCGACTGCTGGCAGGACAGGCTCCAATACCCAGACCTGCGCCCCAAGGTGATCGAGGAGTACGACGTGGTGTACGGTGAGGGCAAGAACAAGAAGAGGGTTGACCTGATCCTTGTGGAAGACAAGTCCGCAGGTATAGCTCTTATACAAGACTTGCAACGTGGGCACCTGCCAGTGCGCGCATACAACCCCGGCAGGGCTGACAAGATCCAACGCCTGAACATTGTCTCCAACATCATTGCCGCAGGGCGTGTTTGGATACCTGAGAGCAGTGTGAGGAAGGGCTACGTCAAAGACTGGGCTGAGGGCTTCGTCTCCCAGATCTGCTCCTTCCCTGACTCAACCCATGACGACTTTGTGGACGCCTGCACCCAAGGGCTACGGTTCCTGCGTGACGCTGGTTGGCTAGACATCGACGGAGCACCGCGGGACGACTACGACATGGACGACTACATTGACAGTGGTCAGCGTAAGCTTGAGAACCCATATGCCGCATAAGGTGGGAGTCATCATTCCCACGTACAAGAGACCTGACCTGCTCCGTCAGGCGGTGCTCCAGTGGATCGTGCAGACTGTCAAACCTGACGTGCTGTGCATCAACCAGAACGGGAGCGAGGAGAGCTACGAGTGGGTGATCGAGGACTTGAAGCCCTTGATCGAGATCAAATGGATCCACGTACCTAGCACGATCAAGCAACACCTGTGGTACGCCCTGCCCTTGAGCCAGCTCCTTGGGGAAGGGTGCGACGTGTTCCTGTGGGCTGACCACGACGACATCTACTACCGTGACCATGTGGAGAAGAAGCTTGCCGCCTTGGAAGGACACGACATGACGCTGTCGGATACGTGTGGGGTGTTGTTCCTCAAGCCCCATGACTACAAGTACCAGAGACCTGAGAAGTTCACCGCTCACGCCCCCGGTGGTATGTCCTCCTCCACCGCCTTTGGCAAGAACTTCGCGCTGGCGCTGATGCTCGACTTGGTAACCGACGAGGAGTTCTACTACTCTGACAACGTGCTGGCTTATACGACTATGCCCAAGCACGACGTCCACGTGACTCAGGACGTGACCACGGTGTACGTCTCCCACAAGGGATCACACAGCTCTGGGCACTGGGCTGAGAATGTTTTGGGATCGTAGACACAGCATGAGCACCAAGGTATCATTGGGGCAACAGCAACTCAGCGGGATAAGCCATGGCTGACGAAAACAAACCAGCGTTCTACCCACGAGTCGGTAGGAACATAGCTAAGAACTTTAGGTCAGCCCAGCCTGCTCCGTTCATTGACGATCCAAGAGCGATGGAGTTACCCTTTGAGTATGGGGACGTATTACCGACACGAGAAAACCTTGAGCTAGATAGGCGCAGAGGTGTTCGCATCGCTGACCTCGAGCGCCAAAAGAGCGCTGACACATCTCCGCTAGAGAAGGCGGCTGGTGCATTGCAAGCTGTACGGTTAATGGGCTCTGCTCTGACTCAGTCCATCAACTCGTTGCCCACCCGCTTAGTGCATGGCGACAAGGCGGCTGAGAAGTTCATGGAAGAGCGCATGTACAAGCCTGAGCAACCACTGGCGTATGAGTACGCAGGTGACGTAGGCAACTTCCTTGAGAAGCTTGAGACCGAGTACAAGATTCCGCCAATGTTGCCAGAGGCGGTGGCTTTGCAGTACTTGACAGGCCCCGCCACGTCCCAAGCCATGAGAACAGCAGGCAGGGGCGCAGAGCAAGCAGGCAGAGCTATCGAGCGCCGTATGGAGCCCGTCGTTAAGGGCGCCCTAGAACGTGGTGGTCTATCTCGTGAGATGGTCTTAGGTATGGGCGCCAACACGCAGTCCAACGTAATCAAGCCCTACGGTGGCAATTGGTTGGGTGGTGGTGAAGGTCAGATTGTGACTCCTGAAGGCAATCTACAGAGGCTAAAGACAAGCACATTTGTTGGTGAGACACCAGCCGAGCGCATACCCAAGCACGAAGAGTTGCTGAACGACCCAACACTGAACCAAGACCAGCGAAACCGTGTTCAACGTATGCTTGATCAGACTAAGGGCGAAGCCGCGGTTGACAAGTGGATTGATAGCAACTTGACTAACTACGTCAAAAAGGAAATGGGTACACGCGATGACCCAGTTCGCAAGCTGGCTGAAGAGGGCATAGTTCACACCCCGCTGAATAACGACCCAGATCGCATGGAATACCTGCAAGCCATACGTAAGGCAGAGGGCTACCCTGCTGAGGGCATGGGCAAGTCTGAGCTTGCTAAGCAGTGGGAGAACATATCCGATGATTCAATCAGGGTCACTAAGGCTGGCAAGATACAAGATGCGGCGACTATTGCCTCAAAGCTTGAACAAGCTAGAATTGAGATGGACGCGTATTCAAAAGAACTTAATAAAAAATTTCTTGCTCGCATGAGTGATCAAACAGGCAAAGAAATCTTCAGCCCAAAAGAAGCTGAAATGCTTATGAACATGCAGGATTGGCAGAAGGCAGATATTTTGGGTGACCCGAAGTACAGCGAGTTAAAAGAAAATTTATATGGATTGATGGCAAGAGAGCAGGGCTTTGAGAAGCGAGCTGGTGAAGCCAATCCGTTTGTTAGCAAACTTGACCCAGAGACTAAACTGTATTCAGGCTCAACATACGATTTGGGCTTTGACCATATCATTGATGTCTTGCGTGAAGACGTAGCCGCTGGTCGCATACGCCCTGAGCAACTGAACAAGGTCAGTATGGAGCAGGCAGTACGCCGAACCTATGAGTACGACCAAGAGCTGGCTAAGAAAATGAACGAGGCTCGTTTAACCGCTCGTGCTGAATTGCCTGTGTACAAAGATTACCCAGAGGGTCTAAAGTGGGTGGAACTTAATCGACCCGGCGACTTTGCCGCGGAGTCAGACGCTATGGGTCACTCCGTTCGTGGCTACGAGCCACCAGAAGGCAATCCCGATTGGTCTAAGAGTTCAGGTGACAGTGGTTACTCTGGCTACGGACTTGGTGGCTGGGAAGCTATTAAGAGCGGTAGAGCCAAGGTCTACTCATTGATCGACTCAAAGGGTGAGCCACACGTCACCATTGAAACTGGCAAGAGCCAATACGCCCCACGCCATAATCAGGTGCTTCAATACAAGTCAGCGGCAGAAGAAGAAGCCAAGCAGTTGCCAAACGGGTACACCGATTCAGATGTGTACGACATTGCAACACGCATGGCGAAAGAGAACACGCCTGATTTCATCAACCAAATTAAAGGCAAACAAAACGCCAAGCCCAAAGACGACTATTTGCCATTCGTGCAGGACTTTGTGAAGGGCGGCAAATGGTCTGATGTTCGTGACTTCCAAAACTCTGGGCTGATTCGTGAGAACGGACAGTTTATGACACCTGCTGAACACGCTGACTATTTACTGAAAGAATTGGGCGCAGATACGTACAACGAACTTGGACTTGGCGCTAAACCACCACCAGCCGAGGGCATGAAGCGTGGCGGTGTAGCCATCTCCAACAACCCTGACACCATGATGATGGAGCTGGGTAACCAGAAGATGAAGAACGGAGTCCCTGCCTATGGTGCAGGTAAGGCTGTGACCAAGATGGGTCTTAAAGCTGTCAAGTCGGACGTCCCACGTTTAGCCATGCAGTTTGGCAACGACCTACCCCTCAACATGAGCGAGGTTGAGAACTTGGCAAAGCGCTTCCCTGAGCCTGCGGTAGATCGTGTAAACATGGCGCACAAAGACGTGCTCAAGCGCACACCAGAGCTTCAGGAAGCCGCCGCACGTATCGAGGCAGGCGACATGTCAGCCGACGAGTATGCGCGCCTTGTGAGCCGTTATAAGCCCGTTACGCCCTATGAGACAGTCCCAGCGCCAGCAAGCAGTGAGGAGATCCTTGCCGCACTGACCAAAACCAGCCGTGAAGCTGAAGGGCTTCCGCGTAAGGAGACGTACTTTGGCAAGCCATCCGCAACACTGAAGGAAGGCGACCCTGTTGGTCTGCGCCTAGACATCCCATCCTACAACCAAGCGAATACTTGGGTCGTTACGGCGCACGGCCCCCGCAAGAGCCCAGTCTCTGGTGGTGCAGGCACACGCATCGGCTACGAGCCTGTTGCCGCCGCTACCGACGTTGACTTCAGCGTCAGCCCCAAGGCGGCTCTAGGTATTGCCAAGGGCGCTGAGAAGAACACCATCGCTACCATGGAAGGCAAGTGGAAGCCCACGAGCTCCGACGAGGCGTTTACGCTGGCTAAGCAGTACCTGAAGAACCCAGAGTGGAAGCAGGTTGGCATGGATCCAGAGCGTCACAGCTTCTTCTATGACCGCGAGACCATGAAGCCTGTGATCAAGGCTGAGGAAGTCATCCAGATCGGCCCCCTCGTCCTCGCAAAGAACCCTAAGTTTGGCAAGATAGAAGACTTTAAGTACGCCAGTGGTGGCTTAGCACAATCTTCCGTGCCTCATTACTCTGGAGCTGGCGCTGTAATCAAGCAAGGTCTGAAGGCGGCTAAGCCTGAAGTCATGAAAGCCTCTGAGGCGTTGGGTAGGATTGAAGGTCGTCCACTAAAGATCACGCAGGCTGACCGCACAAAAGTCGGTGGCGGGTACTTGGGAGGCCCCGGCTTCTCTGGGCTACAACTCACCGAACCCGAGTACCGTGCGGCTGAGGCGGCATGGGCGGTGCAAAACGCAGGCACAGCTAAGACCATCCTTGGTGGTGGCGGTGACAACGCTGTCTACGCGGCTATGCTTGGTACGCCTACTCAACATCAATCAAACCAAATGGTGTTTGACAAGCTTTTGGGTGACTTTAAGAAAGCCGCCAAGCGTGGTGAGTTGACGCCTGAACTGCGCGACCTAATCAACATGCGGTTAGCCGCGGCTGTAGACAACAAGGGTAACCCTGTCTTCCCTGCCAATGTTGACATCATGGACAAAAAGTTCAGGGACGTAGCTGACACGTTCAGTCGTCGCTCTGTTGCTGGTCACTTGATGGGTGGTGTACAGGTCGGCGGTAAGAAAGGTCAGATCATTGACTACGACAAGATCATTCGCAGTACGACTGACCCAGAACTGCTAGATCAACCTACAGGTGCGTTAGGCAATCGCCTGTTCACCTTGAGTGGTGGCATTGTTAACCGACCTGACCTGCACCCAGCGTTCCCAACAATATTGCAGGGTGAGGACTTGGGCGTGATGTTTACCCCAGTAGAGCGCGACATTGTCATGAAGGACTTTGTTGAGAAGACCATGCGAGAGAAGGGCAGGAAGCCCGGCTACATGGACTACACCCGCGGCAATCCTCCCACACAGTTGATCACCGAAGACATCCTGACTGAGTTGCAGAAGCTCGGCAAGAAGAAGGGCGGAGCTGTCAAGCAACCAGCCGCCTACATCGATGGCAATGAATTTGTGGAAGCGGCTCAGAAGTACGGCATCAGAGACAGCATGAACAACCTAAACATGATCGTAAACCTTGTCAACAAGGGCTTGACAGTAGATGATGCGGCACGTCAAGTCGCTGACAGTGGAATGCACAAAGCCGAAGGCGGCGAAATTACTGGCGACGACCTGATCATTGAAGAGAGACCACTATGAGCTTACTTCGTGGATTGCCTGAAATCGGCATCAAAGCCGCCAAGAAGACTGCACCCTTCTACTCTGCTGTAGATGATGCGCTGTCCAACCTGAAGCGCCCCAAGGGCACAGGCATTGAGTTCCTTACCGAAGTCATGAAGACCAAGGGCGTAAAGAAGGCGGAGATCGCTGACCGTAAGCTTGAGCAGGCGTTCAAAGCCAAGGGCAAGATGACCAAGGAAGAGGCTCAAGAAGTCCTTAAAGAGAACCCACCGCCTCAACTAAAAGAGAAGGTATACGACGAGGCAACCGCAATTGATGAGGATGTCCTTCGAGAGATGGTGTCTCAGGAGATGTTTGGCAAGCCATACAGCCAGATCAGCTTTGGTAGTGCCCAGCATCGCAAGATCTCGGATGAGGTCTACAAACGCATGGACGCCGACAACGGCACCACGTATGGC